GAAATCATGCGCGGGTTCGGAACAGTCCATGGTCTACTGGGCGCTTCGATTACTTCCGGGGTTATCGACCTCGGTCGTGTCGAAAAAGCGCGTACACAAGACGCTTACGTCTACGGTTCGTAGCGAAGCATGCTCACCGCAGGAACCCAGGAAAGACTGGATCTCATAAAGAGATTCGATCTAACAAACCTTCAGGATGCGGATGGAAACGGTGTTAATCTTATCGTTACTGTTCGTGCTTGGGTGTCTATGCTCCTGGATTCACCAATAGGATCATATAAGAGTGATGGTTTATTGAAACGAGAACTTCGACTCTTCTCTATGCAATATGAGAAGCAAGTCCGGTTCTACGCCAAACTGGCCGATAAACTCGCCAGTTCCATAATCACCGATGATCTTGGGGACTATGTCTGTTCCCTCCACGATGACTTTAAGAGAACTCCGGTTTTTGCAGAGTATCATTCGTGGTATAAAACTGGTGACACGTCTCAATTTCAATTCTTGCTCTCTTACCTTCTCTTTGGTAAGAAAGCTGTATTCCATAATCCCGCTCTCATTACTGAGGCCGCCGAAAAATGGGAGAAGAATGAAGAACATCTTTCTCGACGTGTACTTCCAGCTCATGTTGTTGAGGATCTCCGTCGTGTTATCGCGGAGTCGCGCCTCAGACTCGATCCTGAAGAATTCTTTCCAGGATTTGGGCCAGGCACTGTGAGTGACAAGAAGATCAAAGGATTAACAGCGAAAGCTGAAAATCTTAGATACTTGCCTGAGCTAGACTCGTATCTCGACCTATTAGTACGGTCGTTACGAGAAACCGTCTCATGGGGCAGATTCTTACCAGATCTCGTTCTATGGGAAAAAGGTCGTCGTGACTTTCGTCATGCGTCCGTTGAATTCTCAGAACGGCTTTTCGTGGATAAAGATATCGGGTCTGTACGAACGATATTCCGCGAGCCGAATGTCAAGATGTATTTTCAGCAAGGCGTATTACGAATGTTTAAACGCAGCATAGAAACATCAATTTATGGGAAGATCATCACTCTTGAAGACCAGTCACATAACCAAAAGGTTTGTGTACGTGGTAGTCAAGACGGTGACTATTCCACTATTGATTTATCAGCTGCGTCAGATTTGGTTGCAGAGGATTTAGTCGCACAGATATTTGATGAGCAAACCTTAGTCCATTTTTATGCAACACGGACTATGCTTGTCAAACTGGATGACGAGTATCGCTGTACATACCGGTTTGCCGGTATGGGCTCAGCGGTGTGCTTCCCTCTCCAATGCGTAGTTTTCGCATCGGTCTTGGCACTAAGCAACCATCTTCACGACAGGGGAACTTCGTATACCTCGTATATG